ATGAACCTTCAGAGCATTACTTCGGCAAAAGAAAGAAATGAAAATCTCTGAAAACACAGCCGTAAAAAACTTATATTGGAATAACAATCAGCAGAATTACCACAACCGAATTATTATCATAATGATAATAGTAGTATCAATGCTTTAGGGGTTGATGCTTCAATCTTGCTTAATCAAGGAGGTTAATTATGACAAGATACGACTTAATGGACTTTGATCCATTTAAAAACTACACCATAGGGTTCGATAGAATATTCGATTCTCTATTGGAGGTTTCAAAACTAAACACTTCAAACTTTCCGCCATACAATATAAGAAAAGTAAAAGATGGCGAGTATGAAGTAGAGCTGGCATTAGCCGGCTTTAATAAGAAGGATATTAAAGTTGAATTAAAAAATGGAACTTTATCTGTTTCTGCAACGAAAGAAGAAAAAGATTCTAACAATTTAATTCACCAGGGTATTGCTTCAAGAAGTGTGCTTAGAAAATTTTCTTTATCAGAATATATGGAGATTAGGGATGCTGGTTTTAAAGATGGTATTCTTAAAATAAAATGCTTAGAAAATATTCCTGAAGAAAAGAAACCCAAAACAATAAATATAAACTAAACACAAGAGGGGGTGATGAAATATTCATCCCCTCTTTTTAATTTCCATTAACATTTTAATGTTCGGAGGGAGCTATGTTAAAATGGTTAGGGGAATGGTTAGAGCAAAAAGTGGATCATTTAGAAAAGGGCTTAGTTAAAAAATTAGAAGAATCACAAAACTTTCATCGCTTATCCCATTGGCTGTTTAATGAAACTTGCCGATGCCCAAAAAAATAAAATATGCAAGAAACAGAAACCATGAATGAGGTTAAAGAATCTATTAAAGCTCATGAGGGATATAGAAATAAGGTCTATCGGTGCAGCGAAAACCGTAGAACCGTTGGCTATGGACACCTTTGCGTTGAGGATCATTGGGAAGACGGCAGGGAATACGACAAAGCCTACCTGGAAGAAATTTTTGAAAAAGATTTTGAAAACGCATTGTATAACAGCCGAACCTTAATTGGCAATAGAAATCTTGACCACATTGCACAAGGAGTTATTTGTGAAATGGTTTTTCAATTAGGGATTGGCAATGTTTCCAAATTTAAAAAAATGTGGGCAGCGTTGGACCATGAGGATTACGAAGAAGCCGGCAATCAGATGCTGGATTCAAGGTGGGCAAAGCAAACACCCTACCGATGCGGAAAACTGGCAGGAACAATGAAATCAGTAAAACTTTAGGAGGCACTATGGCGTTTCCAATTTTTTCAGCAATTAAATTAGCACTTAATGCTGGATCACACATTTATAAGAAAAGACAAGAAACTAAAATGCGTATGGCAGACGCACAATATCTCCATGCGGAAAAGATGGCCAGAGGTGAGGAATCTTACCAGGGCAAGCTCTTGGAGGCTCGGCAATCCGACTGGAAAGACGAATTCGTGTTGGTCATTTTATCGTCTCCGATCATTGTGCTTGCCTGGGCGGTCATCAGCGATGATCCTCAAGCTATGGATAAAGTTAAATTATTTTTTGAATATTTTTCTCAATTACCAACCTGGTTTACGTCACTTTGGATTCTTGTGGTTGGAAGTATTTTCGGCATTAAAGGTACGCAAATATGGAGAAATGGCGGATCTAAAAAGAAATAATCCATGACAGAATCATCCCTTGAATTGGTCAACGAATATAAAGATCAGGTCAGAATATTAAAACAGGAAGTCGCTGAACTTCAGGATGCCGGCAAAAGCAAGGATAGCGCAAACAAAAGATGTTTGCAGAAACTGGAATATGCCAATGCGGACCTTGAAAAAGCCACCGACAAAATTAAAGAGCTGGAATCTAAAATGAAAGAATTAAAGTCCGGCAAAACCAAACACCAAAAGGAAGAAGCAAAAGATTAATGAAAATAGCCCTTACCATAGTTGTCTGTTCTTTATTAAGAACGGAATGTATGCACCCATATACCTTTCCTAATACCCATGATGATTTTTATAGCTGCATGAAAGAAGGCTATCAATTGGCATTAGACAAGACTCAAGAGATGGGCAGAAAAAACATCAATTCTGAATTAATCTATATTAAATTTTCCTGCACACAAGTGCCAGGATCAGATGCTTAAACCGCAAGATCGTAAAAAAAAACTTTGGAAAAAACAAAAATTTTCTATTCGTACCGTAGGCAAATGCCGGTATTGCAATAAGGAAGTCACTAACGACATGTCCTTTCTCTGCTATGCCGACAAAAGCTGTTCCCATTATCAATGCGAAGAAAAAGACTATTATAAAAAGATTATTAAACAGGATCATAATAACCGATTAGGATTGGTCTAACTTTATGGATGACCGATAGGCTGTTCTGCAGCAGGGAAAGAGGTGGGAACCAAAAAAAGAATAAAATACAATTGTATGCAAGTTCACAAAATGTTATCATTCATATGTGAGTCAACATACCTTCATACATACAAAACGACATAATATAAGGCAAAAGTGTGTTCTTTTGCTGATTACAAATCAGTTGCTCTACCAAATTGAGCTACGAGGGCATAACCAAACTCTTATAAATATAGCCAAATCTAACCGCAAGGTTATTTTTGGCACTTTTTTTGTGCCTTTTTTAAGCCTGATTTCTTATTTTAACACCGATTGCATACTATTTGCATACTTTTTTTTGATACTTTTTGCATACCCAAACCCACTGATTCAAATTAATTTAATTGTCTTTTATGTTAATTAATGTATATTCTATTGATAACAGAGAGAAATGAAAATTAAACCACATAAACGACATTATAATTCCTTTGGAAAAAAAAGGCATAGCTGGAGGTGGGGTTATATTGAAAATAACAAGCGGCTTTATATCCAGGATAAGAACAAGTCGGCAGTGATTGAAATGGCTGAAAAAATTCAATCCAGATTAAATAATATTGTTTGCCCTTATTCTCTTTCCTTGGTGGACTCTTGGAATTTGTTTGAAAAAAAATGCCGATATAATATCAGCAACGGCAGAATGACCACTGACAATTTCAACGACTATCTATCTATTTATAAAAATCAGATTTTAAAATGGCTGGGCAATGTGGATCTTAAATCCATTGACCGACCATTTATTGAAAAGTTTATCCAATCCTTAAAAGACCATCATTTAACAGACGATTATATAAGAAGAATTTTTAACCTGCTTAAAAACATTTATGGGATTCATGTTCCTGTCCGCATTAAAAACAATATTTTTATCTCTAGCCATTTCTTTGAAAAGCATAAAAACGGCAATGGTAAAAAAACCAAAATCAACTTTGATGTCTGGAGCTTTGACCGAATACAACAAATCATTCAAGCGATGACTCACAGGCCTACTAAGCTCATGTTTAAAATTATAGCTGAAATTGCCTGCCGGCCATCCGAGGCAAGAGCCTTATCAAGATCCAATTTAAAGTTTAGCAGCAACACCCCTTATATTGAAATCACCCATTCGCTGTCTAAAAATAAAAAGATTAAACCTCCCAAAACGGAGAACGGCTACAGAGAAATTGAAATTGGATCATCGCTGAAAGATGCGCTGATGTTTTACATTCATAAAATTCCCCAAGACCAGGAATATCTGTTTTTAAATACCAGAGGCAATTTCATTGATTTGTCGCAGATGACCGATCAGCTTAACCAGGCTTTACAATCATTAAACCTGACATTGCCTGTGGATCGTAAATGTTATTTTTTCAGGCATTGGACTTGTTCCTATTGGGCATGGACAGGAAAATACAATAATCCTAAAGACCTGGCGGATGCGATGGGAGATAAGGATATTAATTTTATTAATGAAAATTATATTAAGCTCTATGGCAGAAAGCCGGATTCCCACAAGTATTCAGAATATCAATCCAAGCATTTTAACTGGAAATAACATTTTTTTTTGATTTTTTTTTAGAATTATTTTTTTTAAAAATAATATTATAATTTCGCCGATAGATTTTATTGGATTTTTCACAAGGACCATCCCAGGCTTTGCGTTTACTAATATACTTCATAAACGAGGCGGCTTCACCGCTAGGCTACACCGCCTCTATCCAAAAAATAAACTAGCTTATTTATTATGGAGTTTCTGAATGTCTTTTTTAATCTGTTCATATTGGTGGTATAATGTGTTGTATTTCCAAATTACCTTTCGATCACATTTGGATTGGATGTGATGTAAAACGGTTGTGTGATCTCGATTTATGGTCTGACTAATCAAGGACAATGACAAAGGGGTTAATTCTCTAAGCAAATTAATGATGATGGATCTGGGAATAACAAATTCTCTTTTTCTTGTTTTGCCCAGCACTCCGGCAGCAGTTACTTTATAAAATTTAGAGGCTGCCTGAAAAATAATATCAATCAATTTTTTATCGCAGGCAATATTTTTGGGAAGATTGGCATCAGTATTCGTTAATGCTTTCAAGGACCGAAGATAAATCTTTTGAGGGCGAATGCTGGAACGGCCTAAAGAAACCCCATTTTTTAATCCTGTTCTAAAAATTAACATCTCCCTTTTATTCAAATCGCCAAACATGGGAGCATTAAATCTTCGCCTATATTCTTCTTTAAAATTTATATCCGCTTTAATAATTTTCATCTATTTTTTAAGGGTGGATAAAACAAAATAACCTGAAAGCGAATCATCCACCCTACCCAAAAATGAATTATCATAAAATAATGACAATCCATAAAAACAAACCAAACATTTGTTAATCACGATTGCTCGCTTTATTATTGGGGAGTTTGGTAATACCCAATAATTTTGTTTCTTGACCGGAATAATCTCGATAGTAATTGCCGCTTGCCTTTTGATCGAGGTTTTCCCAGGCTGCAAGAATATTGAAATATTGTTTAGGATATTTATTTATTTTTTCTTTATGAATCCAGACCTGTAAGGTGTTGTTGGGGTTGTGATTAAAAATGACATCCACTTTCCATCCGAAATGATCGCAGATTTTTTTTATTTGTTCGGCAAAAGGTCGGCAGACACACTTTTCCAATTTCTGATAATATTGAAAACTCTTGCCGATTGAATCGGCTAAATTTTGTTGTGATAAATTATTCCAGATTCTATGCAGTGTGAGCTGCTTTGCAATTTGGACAGCCTCTGGCAAGCTGTTTCTTTTCCGATGATACTGCTTGTTTAAGTTCTTTTCCATTTTCTCTCTCCTTTGTTTTTAGTGCAAACCATCCCTATAAGGTTTTTTACAACCTTTAATAACTAAACCGTTACAAGACTATTTATGAACCCATAGGTAGCCTTTTGCTTTCTTCTTCCGAAATCTTGGTAGTAGTATCAGCTATAATATTCTTCTTCTGGTACACCCATTTTTTATACTTTTGCATTCTTTGGGATTCCCTTTCTACTAGCTGTTTCAGTTCCAAGATTTTTTTTGGATCTGCTGTCATCAGACTTTTTGTCCTCCTTGTTTTTAATTCTGGAAAAATTAAACTTTGTTTCCAGAACAGTTACCTTCGCTTTATCGCTAGGATTTTGTTGTTGATGTGCTGTCTTAACATCCCCAAAAAATTCTCTAAATTGAATATTAAATTCATAAAACCATTCCTTTTCAATTTCATTAAAGCTCCTATGGATGCTCATGCGTTGAGTATTCTCTGTTATATTTCAAATCTTTAATTTGACTTATTTGTTCTGCATCCATTCTGATTTTTCTATGGGCGGATTTTCCCTTGGAAATTAAATGCAAGGCATATAATTCGGCAACAATGACTCCAGCCCTAGCTCTTGAAAAATGGAATTTTTTTCCAATCTCAAGGAAGGTGGGGGAATATTCATGCTTGTCCATAAAGGATGAAATATATTTAAGCACCCTGTACTTGATATGACTTAAATAAATTTGTCCGTTGCTATTATTGTTCATCTTTGTCCTTCTTAAAAATATTTGTAATCTTGGCTGCTGAAAAACGATTTATCGGTTTATACTGAATATCCGATTTTTCTTTTTCCAATCGGTCCAAGTGTTCCAAAAGTTTTTGGGCATACCTGATACATTTACCAATATCTTCCTTTGCTTTTGCCAGGGTAATGCCACCCTTGTTTCCAAACCGAAAATTATATTTGGCTATCTGAAATCTCAATGCGCCAATTTTTTCTTCATCGGTTAATTGAGATAAGATGGCATCCCAGGTTTCTATGCTCTTATCCTTTGTATAATGCGGAG